CCTCGTTGGATATATGCAGACGCGCTGTCTGATTTTATCCTACCGAAAAGGAGCGACCTATGGCGAACACTTCTGCGCCCAATGGTTTCGTACTTGCAGGATTTTTGGACGGACGTAACGGTTCACTTGGACAGTCAACCTACGCCATTCAATCCGGCTATTCTTCAAACATTTTCTCAGGCGATCCCGTCCAGATTTCTGGCGGCTATGTAATTGCGGGTGCCGCTGGCACAAACGCTGTTCTTGGCGTCTTCATCGGCTGCGAATATTACAATTCTTCAGTTAACAAAGTTGTTTGGTCGCCTTACTGGCCCGCCAGCACGACCGTCCCAACGGGCACAACGATTACGGCTTACGTAATCATTGACCCGCAGGCAACGTTTAACGTTCAGTCGTCGGGTTCGGCAGCCGTTACTCAGGCTCAGGTCAATTCTAACATTGACTACGCTGGTAACTCACCTGCATCGCCAGCCGCTTACCAGCTCTTGACTGGTCAGTCCACGGCTTATGCAAACCAAGCCAACATCAGCACTTCTACGACGTATGCTTTCCGCATCTTGTCGCTCGTCACTGCACCTCCGGGCGCAAACGGCACGGATACGACGACCGCATACAATCGTATTATTGTTGCCTTCAACAACCAGTCCTTCCGTCTGACGGCTGGGTCGTAATAGGAGTAAGTTCAAATGGCTATTAATCTCAGTCAGATTCGTGACCTTCTCCTCCCCGGCCTCCGTGGAGTTGAAGGCAAGTATTCGCAGATTCCATCCCAGTACGACAAGGTGTTTGAAATCACCAAGTCAAACATGGCTTTGGAACGCACCGCTGAAATGCGTTACCTTGGTCTTGCTCAGTTGAAGCAAGAAGGTGGTAACACTCAGTTTGATAACGCCGCTGGTGAGCGTTATGTGTACAACCAAGAGCACAATGAAATTGCGCTTGGCTACGCTATCACCCGTAAGGCAATTGATGACAACCTCTACAAGGCACAGTTTAAGCCAACCAACCTTGGTTTGACTGAATCGTTCCATCAGACCAAAGAAATTTACGCGGCAAACGTGCTCAACACGGCAACCACGTACAATGCATCCATCGGCGCTGACGGTGTGGCACTTTGCTCCACGTCGCATCCTATTGATGGCGGTCTGACGATTGCTAACACCCCAACTGTACAGGTTGATCTGAACGAAGCTACCTTGCTCAACGCAATGGTTTCTATCCGCCAGAACTTCCGTGATATCGCTGGCATCAAGATCTTTGCCCGTGGTCGTAAGTTGATCGTTCCTCCTTCGCTTGAACCAGTTGCTATTCGTCTTACGAAGACGCAACTCCGTCCGGGCACGGCAGATAACGACACCAACGCGATCCTCTTTACGGGTGGCGGTCTGCCAGAAGGTTACATGGTCATGGACTTCTTGACCTCCAACTATGCATGGTTCTTGCTGACAAACATCAAGGGTCTGGTATATATGGAGCGTATTCCATTTGAAATGGATATGCAGGTGGATTTCACGACAGACAACCTTCTTGTTAAGGGCTATGAGCGTTATTCTCTTGGCTATTACAACTGGCGTTCTATTTACGGTTCGTTCCCAACTTCGTAAGTTAAGGAGAAGTCAACATGGCTATTACAGGCTACTCCGGACCGCTTATGGTTTTTGGGCAGAGTCCGTTTACTCCTAATGAGTACAACCCGGACATCGGTGGCTCATCAATGTTTTATGCTGGTGCGGGGATCATGGACCCCCGCACTCCATTCACCTATCTTCCGGGTGAAGCTCAATCGGCTGCTGATTTTGGCTGGTTGGGTTTTGACAACATCACGACGATTAATGCTGTTCCTTATACTAAGGCGGCTGGTGCAATCGTTACTTCCGCTAATGCTACCAGCGCCACTTTGACGCTGAATAGCAGCAACAGCGCTACGACGGGCGTCTACTATTCAACGAACTTTGTTCGTTCGGATACGGGCGCAACTGACACGGTTCTGGCTACGGATGCTTACACGTCGGTTACCGCATCGTTCTCAAACGGTGTTATGACCATCACCGCAAACTCAGCGATGCCAGTTACGGCTGGTATGGTTGTTATTGCAACGACGGGTACGGTATCTCAGGGCACTGCGGCTGGTACACAGGTTGTATCTCAGTTGACTGGCGGTTCTGCTGGTCAAGGCGTTGCTGGTACATATCAAACAACGACCAACCTAACGGCTACTTCCGGTACGGTTACTTTGGCATATCAAAACGTGCAGCAATGCGTTGTGCCAAACAATGCACAGACTCCGGGTATTGCACTTTGGAATCCGGCGGCTGTTGCGGGTCGTGCTGTTGCGGTTACCGCCGCAGCAAGTGCAACCGCTACGACCGCTACGGTTTCTGGGTATGATTGCTATGGTTACCCATTAGTTGAGGCCATTACTCTTACGGCTGGTTCTCAAGTGTCGGGTAAAAAAGCATTTAAGTACATCAAAAGCGTTGTTCTCAATGCCGCTGATGCTACACATGCTTATTCGGTTGATACGACGGACGTTTTTGGTTTTCCAATTCGTTCGGACGCATTTGGTGATATCTTGGTCAACTACGCAGCATCTTTAACGGCTACGACGTTGATTACTGCCGCCACCAACTACGTCGCATCGGATCGTACGGTAGCAACAAGCACAACTGGCGACGTACGCGGTACGTTTGGCGCATTTACCTCTGGTACGGGCGCTAACAAACTGATTGTTCGTCAGTCTCCTCAACCTTACATGGTTCAAACCGCTAATCCGGGCCTGTTTGGTGTCACCCAGTATAGTAACTTTTAAGGAGTAGACCATGAAAGGTCATAAGCATCACGAAATGCATGGTGAACACCATCACGGTCATCATGTTCACCACATGGTTAAGAAGCACAGCATGCACAGCATGAAACGTGCTGCCCACAAAAAGGGCGGCGCTGTTGAATCGCCAATGCATGGTGAAGTAGATCACGACGAAACGCCTTCGGACGTGTACGCTGGCGGCAATTCGCCAACGGTTCATGAAGCTAAAGAAAAGCATGCAGCCCGCAAACGCGGCGGTCGTACTCACAAGGCGCATAAGCACCTTGAAATGCACGGTCACCATGCTCATCACCGCCTTGACCGCCCTGCCCGTAAATCGGGTGGTGCAGTTGGTGGTTCTGAGATGCGCCCATTTTCTGCTGCCAACAAGGTTAAGACACCTGCTGGCCGCATGGTGGAGCCGGGGGAGTCGTAAGCCGTCCGCATCATGCGGATGGCGGCGGTACCAAGTGGATTCAGGGTGCTATTAAGCATCCGGGTGCACTTCACCGACAGCTTCACGTCCCGGCTGGGGAAAAAATCCCCGCCAAGAAGTTAGCTAAAGCGGCGCATAGTGAGAACCCTACTCTTGCTAAACGTGCCAGATTAGCTCAGACGTTGAAGACATTTAAGCATTAAGTGGGGGGCTGCGGCCCCCTTCTTTCTTTCGGAGGTTTTTATGACTGCTGCATGGACAAGATCGGAAGGCAAATCACCCTCTGGCGGCTTAAATGCCAAAGGACGGGCTTCTTATCATTCTGAAACGTGCGGCACGTTAAAAGCCCCGACCAAAGATACGCATAATTCCCGACATAAGTCATTTTGTAGTCGGATGGAGGGGGTTCGTTCCAAGATGACCAATCACAAAAATGCCCACGACCCTGAAAGCCGGGTTAATAAAGCATTACGCAAATGGGGTTGCTAACATGGTTGTAGGTTTATCATTCGGTGAAATCGTCAATGTTATCCTTTCCGGCATTATTATTATTTTATTGGTGCAAAAATAATGGAAAAAAAACCTTTTTGGGAGCAGCCTGCTGAGAAAGATGCTCATCACAAACATTTGACGGCAAAACAGAAATCAACTGCAAAAGCGCATGCACGGGCGGCAGGTCGCCCTTATCCAAATGCTGTTGATAATATTGCAGTAGCACGTAAAAAAGGTAAATAATTATGACCAGCCAAGCATATGTAATTAACGATTCCGTCACCAAACGTGGTTATTATGAACCATTTGAATTGCAGGTTTCCCGCAATCAAATTACGGGCCATACACCCACCAATATTTTTGGTTACGGCACTACCTCCGCAACGGCTGGCGTATTCCGTACCGTTTGGGAGAACATGGCTACAACGGAATATGTGTTTCCATCTTCCGCTGTGACAATGAACCTTGTTAGTACGGTGATTACCGATACCGCAACAATTACAATTGTTGGTTTGGATGCTAATTACAATGTAATTACCGAAAACCTTGTTTTAAATGGCACAACCAACGTGCCGACGGTAAACCAGTATTTTCGCATTAATAGTATGTTTGTTTCTGTTGGAAGCGCAACCAACCCATCCGGTGTCATAACATTAATTAACGGCGGCGTAACATACGCACAAATCAATACGGGTGTATTTAACGGAACAACATCAAGCCTTGGCGCATCTCAACAGGCTGTATATACGGTTCCCGCAGGTTATACATTTTACGGTTATCGTTATGGCGCTTATTCTTCTTTTAACGGAAATACCGCAAATTATACAACGTATCGGGCAATCACCAATTCATCGTCAGGTGTTCAAAAGTTAATTGTAGCTACACCATTTAATACAACATATGAAGTGCAGCGTCATTTTCCATTTGGATATGTTGAAAAAACTGATTTGCGCTTCCAAATTGCATCAAGTGTTACGGCGCAAGCGGTTGTTAGCATTAATATTGGCGGTGTTTTAGTAGCAAACGACGGTACTATCTTTTAAGGATAGCAAATGACTTCCAGCGGCACGTATAATTTCAATCCGTCGCTTGGCGAAATCGTCTTGAATGCGTATGCACGTTGCGGCGTACGCAGGACCGCCATTATGCAAGAGCATATGACGGATGCACGGTTTGAAACCAACTTTATGCTTGCCTCTTGGGCTAACCAAGGGGTCAATCTGTGGGAAGTTGTACTGATTTCTGTACCATTGGTGCAGGGGCAGACAACGTATACGGTTCCCGCCAAAGTTGTGATGATTCTTGATGCCGTTATTCAGCAAAATACTGGTACTTCATCGCAGTTTGACCGTGCCATTATGCCTATTTCCCGCACAGAATACAGCCAAACGCCTAATAAATTGCAACAAGCACCGCCTACGGTGTTTTGGTTTGACCGTTTGATCAATCCAACGGTGACATTGTGGCCCGTTCCTGACCAAAGCAATGTATATACATTGAATTACTATGCGGTTACGCAGATTCAGGACGCGGAACTAACGGATGCTCAAACCGTTGGTATTCCATACCGTTGGTTGGATGCGTTAGCATCTGGTTTGGCTGCACGTTTGGCGGTAATTTATGCGCCGGAACGGATGCAGATGCTGGAAGCAAAGGCGGATCAGGCTTATACGATTGCCGCAACGCAAGATACAGAAAATGTTGGACTTTACATAATGCCAGGTTTAGCGGGATATTTTAGGGTTTCTTAACAATGACTTATGTGGTTTACGTAGCGACAAATATTATAAACGGGAAACGCTATATTGGCGTTACATCCCGTGGTTTGTCGTACCGTAAATGCAGTCATTATGCTAAAGCCCGTTCCAAATTTGTTAATGGCGGCCAATGTCCCAAATTTCATGCAGCAATTCGCAAATATGGTGAAGATGCTTTTTCATGGGAAATATTAGAAACCCATGCAAATGTTGAAGATATGATGGCGGCTGAAATTCGGCTTATTGCTGAATTAAAACCTGAATATAATTTAACCCTTGGCGGAGAAGGCGCAAAGGGCACTAAACATACGGAAGAAACAAAACGGTTATTATCGGAACAAAAAAAAGGAAAATCTGTTTCGCCCGAAAGACGGCAAAAAATGAAAGAAACTGCCCAGCGTATAAATACTACGCCGGAATACCGTGAAAAAATGTCTGCCGCAAAAAAAGGAGAACGTAAATCTTCTGAATGGCGGGCTAAAATATCTGCCGCTCATAAAGGCAAGAAAAAACCACGGACCCCAGAGCATCAAGCTAAAATTACTGCTGCATTGCGTAAAACTTTCGCTGAAAAACGGTTGGGAGCTTTGCACTAATGGCGTATCGTCCCCACGGCCATGCATATGCTAATCCAAATGCACCTTCCGCTTGGGGGCGGTGCGACCGTTGTGGGTTCATTTACAACCACAAAACATTGAAATGGCAATTTGATTTCCGTGGCCCGCAGTTGCAAAACCTGCGCTTCTTGGTTTGCGATAAATGCTATGACAAACCACAAGCACAGTTGAAGCCGATATTGACTACACAAGACCCGGTTCCTGTGTTGAACGCCCGCCCTGATTCGTATGACATATACAATACAAGCAATTTGGCGGAACCCGGATTTACCGTTAACACACAAACGGGCATTCCGGTGCCTAACAATGTGGATTTGATTACGGAAGATGGGCAAAACCTTACCGTTCAACCAATTGGTAAACCAGCGGACCTTGATCCAAATGCATTGATGCCGCTGATCAACCAAACGCAATATGATATTTTGTTGCCCGTTATGTCCATCACCGCCGATGGCACAACTAATATTACCGTAACACTTTCATCCGCCAGTAACCTTGTAACTAATAGTCAGATATCAGTTACGGGGACGACGAATAATAATGCTATGGGGATGTATAGCATCACTGTTCTGTCAGCTACAGTTTTTACATATCAAGCTAATTCTGCTATACCTTCTGGTGGACTTTTAGGGCCAAATACCCGTATAGTAACGGCATCCGTTGGTATACCTCCGCAGTATACGCAAATCGTTCAGACAGGTGCGTAAATGTCAAATGTTTCCATTTCAAACCTGCCATCAACGACAGCAGCAACCGCAAATAACCAAA